GTGCGATATAGTTCAATTACTACATTATCTTTGTCAGTAAGTCGTAATGTCGGCACGGTCACAGTCTGTGTCTGCGTGCTAGTTCCGCCCGAAAGTGTTACTTCGAGTACAGTTTGCGTCGGAGCACTTCTATGGTCTTTACCCGTATTGTCTGTCCATCGGTAAACAGCAACATACCCATAGCTGCCGTCAGACATTGCTCCGCCAGTGGTTGCAGTACTATCATCTAAAAGTTCTTCTGGAAATACATAAAATCCGTGCTCACATACGGAGGCGCCATCATACTGTTTAAGCACGCCCGCACAAATATGTAGGGAGCCTGCTAACTCGGCGTTGGAGTAGCACGATTCTGGACTAAAATTTATAAGCGTCGAAGACACGCCGTCCGTACTAAAAAAAGTTCCATTGTCTGCTTGCAGTCTATTTTTAACCATGAAGGCACTAAAAAAGCGGTCGTCTCCTAGGTCTGTAACCTGCTGGAGCACACCGTAATCTACTGGACCACTGGCGGTCTGATTAGACCACTTTGTTATTATTGTCCCTGCTCCATTTATTAGGAAATATGTAGATTGCAATTCACTATCATGCACGACTGGAACCATAATATCATCTTCACGCCAAAATGCACGCGCAGCTAAGCCTACAGAGCGTTTAAAATCTGTAATGCCAGAAACGAAGCCTCCTAATGTCATGTCCGCTTGTTTTACATAGTTATTTGCAGGACCTAATTGATAGACTTCATAATATACTTTATATACTCCAGAAGAAATTTCTATAGAGCAGCATGTAGTAACTCCAGCAATAGTCTCTATAAGAGTTGGAGTAAGTATGGCCGCGCCTAGTGTGAATGGGTAAATGCAGTATTGCAAGTCAATATTATTTGAGAACGTAATTATGAAACGGCTTGATGAGTCGCAAGAAATGTCTAAGGCATAACTTGCTTCAGCGCCTGTAATTCCAAATATTGAACTCACCGATGCATCCTGATTAATTGCAAATAACTGTAGCTCTGCGCCTACAACCGTGCTATTATAAACAACAGCTACCTTAGTATCGCACGATTCTGCGTCTATAAGTCCATTTGTCAAATCACGATTAGAAGCAACAATTGTTGGAGCGGATAATGCCGACGGATTAATGGCGGAAAAACGGCGGAAACGTATGTCTGCACCTTCCCCATAAATTACATATACATAATTTTGAATCTGGGCAAGAACGGGGCGGTCGCCGCCTGTAGATATTTCGCCATCCGCAACAATATATGAATTGGTCTCAAGGTCCTGTACGGAATAGCGCACACCGTGTACATCGTCATACCAAGATGCTATGCGCATGCCTTCAACGTATACGGCGTCAACTTGCGACTGACTGTGTGCATTCTTAATAATTATATCTGTCTTTGTAGTCGTAGGATAAAGTGTGCCACGGCGACTAAATTTTTGTAGAGCTTCCGAGTAGGAGTATAGTGCATCATGGCTCAATAAAACAGCCTCGTCCTTTAGTCTAGCTAGGACTTTTGGCTGCTGGATTGTATTTCCATCTACATCATATAAATTTATCTGGTCGTATCCGTTACGCTTGCGCAGTAACTTAATAGTCTCATAGACTACGTTCTCGGCGGCACGCAGGTATCCAAATTCTTCCTGCTTAATATCAAGCTTTGTGTCAAGGCCTTTGTCCGTAGGAAAGGCAACTAGCTGCTTTGATAAAGCCATGTTTATAACCTATACCAGTTTGATGTCCCGTCCGAAATGAACCATGTGCCCGAATAATTGGAATCTAAGTCTAACGATGTCTGGCCGTCTATTAAGTCGGCTCCTTGACGGGCTACAGTCATAGGATTATCATTAGCAAGGCCTGATGCGTCCTTAATAACATAGATGCGACCCGTGCTTACGGCACTAGCAAGTGGAAGCGTAATTATGCGAGAGCTAGTAGTATCTACTGCAATAAATACAAAGGTATCTGATGGGCTTATGGTCAAATTTGAATTAATCGATGTAACTTCTAGTGTCTGCAAGCTGGCTGGCGTAGATACTACGGAACCACCGCTAGTGATTTGCACACTGATTCCAGCGCCATTAGTAAAATATAGGTCATCATTATATACAGACGTAGAATTGGCATTCGACGCGCCAGTAAGTACCGTAGGAACGGCCTGAAACTGAGTCGAGAATAGGTTATAGGCCTTCTTATTTTGAAAGTTTAAATTAGCATTAATGTCAATACCTGCGACTGGAACTTTTTTACCCTTGCCGCTCGTATGGTCGTGCTCATCAACAACCTCTAGTGCCGCATTTAATTCTTCGGCCCATTCAGGCCCTAGAGTTTGCAGTACTTCTGGAATAGTCATGTTCATAAAATTAGATATAGACATTTAAAACACCCAAAGGTCGATTGTTACGACCGCGTCAGAGGTTAATTGAAGAAGTTTCGTCTTATTGCTTGCATTACTTGGCTCATATATCTGGGCTGCAGCATTCTGCCTTGTTATTATCCAACCTAGCGGGGCCCGGCCCAGTAAGTGGTCTACGTTTGTGGTCCCGTTAGATAGGACTACGCCCTTAAGGTGTATTCCATCTATTAGGGGACACCGAATAATTGGCGTGAGCACGGCGCCTACATATTCTTGCATCTTGGACTGCTCGTTTGAATCTAGCCCAATTTTTTTGTAGTCACGTACGCTCACGCGGTCTCCCTACTAATTGCCACGGCGCCAGAAATAATCATCATTCTCGGCAGAAATGTCTGATATGATTTGGGCTTGGCCTGCATCCCTATTCTGGGACTTATCCCGGATACGCTTTTCAAGGGCTTGCTTCTGAGCCATTAATATAGACACGTCAGATTCTTCTTTTTGCATCATTTTAATCGCAGCATCCACAATCACATACTCGGAGTATGCATTCATATCATCAAGTGTGTCTGTATCAGCCTCAAGTTTAGTTGCTACCGGAACATACCATAATCTGTAAGTTGCATTTCTATCCGGCATTGGACTAAACTTTAATTTATTGCCGACTATGCGATAGCGCACGTTGGACACGCCCGCAAAGTCCCAGACATTAAAGTCTGAATCGCGGTTCCGTTCATTAAACATAAAGCGGCGAATTGTTAACCATGCATCATTGTTGACCCGCAAATCAACGCCCTTAAGCTCATAAAAATCGGACGGCAGGTCATAATCGTCCTGGTTGGCCACGATTGAGGACTCTACAGATTGTACGTAGTATTCTGAGCCGTAAGCCTCGCACAAAATATCGTGCAACTCGGCTATAGAGTTATTAATATACTGATTTAACTCGGCATCAGAGACAAACTGTGAATTTTCTTGGTCCGCACGACGGCGGGACTGCTGGCGCAGTTCTGAGAGAGTAATAGTCATGTGGGGCTCCTAGAGGACTAGTCCTCAGACTCCATCTCGTCTTCCATGGAATCGCACATTTCATAAAAAGATTTTAAAGCTTCTTTTAACTGCTTAGAATCTTTGCGCTCAAGGGCCATGAGTATCTCTTGGGCTGCGATGTCTAATTGGTCTACTTCTTGTTGTTCGTCCACGGATACTTCCTTGCCGTCTTTCAGGCGCGACATAATGACTGTGGCCATGCCTTTTTTGTCATTTTTCATTAGCATTTTGGGGCTCCTATAGGGGATATGCAAGTGTGGGAGTGTTAGATTGGGGCGGAGTCTCAATTTGAGATAGGCTTGCAATGGGGCCAAATACTGGTTATATTCTAGTATATGAGAAGGTTAAAGCTGGAGGGGCAGAAAATTAATGACTGGACTGTGCTTGAGTTTACTGAGCAGGTTGATTCTGTATCCTATTATTTGTGTGAGTGTGTCTGTGGAGTCCGAGAAACTGTGCGGGGCTATAACCTAAAATCGGGCCGCAGTCATGGGTGCACTGAATGTGGGCGAAAGCGTACAAATGCAGCACTGTTTGGGAAAGATAAAAGTAAATATGGACCGCAAGAGGCCTCTTATCGTCGGGCTTGGAAAGATTATTCAAAACGGGCAAAGAGGAAACGGCAAGCATTTGAATTAAGTTTTGATGCTTTTAAGCGGTTAATATTATTAAATTGTTTTTATTGTGGGATTGGGCCAGGTTTGAAGTATAATGGTACAAATGGTGGGTCTGTAGAAAAACTTGAAATTAGAAAAGAAAGATTTGATGCGGGCTGGGTTGTTATAAATGGTGTTGATAGAATTGTGCCATCTGAGGGATATACTCCAGAAAATTGTGTGCCGTGCTGTTTTGCGTGTAATACTGCAAAGCTTGATTACTCATTAAAAGAATTTAAAGATTGGATTGAGAGAGTTTATACTCATTTAATAAAAAAGCCCTAGAAATTTCTCTCTAGGGCCCATATTTAGATTATATCTTAGACTAATAACTAGTCTAACTTAATGTTGGCATTAAAACCAGCACCGCGGCAGCCAAGTTGGGCATAATAGAAGGCACGAACTTCAACTGCATCGGCAGTGCTTTCACGCAACAGTTTCAAACCGTCTGCGTCAAAGATGCGAGGTGCTTTGCCCAAGCTGTACAATTTCCACACATCAAGTTGTAACAAGAATGCGCGGTCAGAAGGACAGTTTTGGTCAGCAACAATCTTAACTTGACCTTTAGGGCCATGTACCATGATAGTACGGAAGTTAATATTAGCTTCGCCAACTTTTACTGCTTCTTCGATATATTGAACTTTTGTGCCAAGGGCTTTTGCAAGTTCATCCCATTTCTCATAGCTCATAAAGCAGTGAGTTGGGCGGCCACCTTCGCGGCTAACGCGGTGAATTGCACCTACGATAGCTTCTTCGATTGGCATTGCAGAACCGTCATAGCGAACGCCAGCAAGACGTGTTACGTCTGCAGAACGGTCAACTCCAAAAAAGTTGTCACCAGAAGTTGGTGCAGTGCTTGGCAACCAAGCCAAAAGACCTTTAACTTTTTTGTCATAGTCGCCTTCTACAAAGATGTAGTCGTTTTGAGCTGCAGTTGCAACTAGGGCAGAAATGTTACCGTTAACAGTAACTGTGCCAAGGTCGCGGTCTACGCCAACAACATCCATTGTGCCAGCTTTTACTACGCCGCCACCGTTGGTGGAAGAAAGTACTAAAGTTTGGCCAACTTCAAAGTTAGTAACGTCTTCAATTTGTGACAATTGAATTACTGGAGTTGCAAACGCAGCGTTGCTCATTTGGCCGATTGAGCCAGAACCTGTGCGATAAAGAGCAATTGCAAGAGAACGAGAAGCACTGTGAATAGCGCCATCAATCTCAGTTGTTGCAGCTTCCATGAATGCATTAGCATCACCTTTTGAAGCTTCTAAGACTTCATTATCAATTGATGCCAAAGAATAATCTTTTGCACGAGTCAATACGTAGTCTGTAATTTGCGTGCTAGTTTTATTAGCTTGCGCAGTTGAAAAAGTTGCAGAACGACCTTGAGGGTTTCCATAAATAATTGGAATTGGTAAATTTTTACCACCAAAGTTTTCCATTTTTGGTAACATAGCCAAAAGAGGATTATCTTTATAAACCATGTTATTAATTCTATCTGATGTGTAATGCTGTTTTAACGCCGCATCAAACGTTGTCATATCTAAAGCCATTGTAGGCTCCTTTATTTAGTTAATTAAAAAAATTTATACCCTACATTCACATGCACTTCGGGTTTGGCGCATGTTAGTAATTACTCATTTATCCATTTGATTAGCTTTGCAGCTTCTCTCTTAGATTCCTCATCACTCATGTTTGGCTTGCCTGACGGTTGTACTTGCGATTGTTGATTTGACAACGTCACGCTAGGCTTCTTTACTTCTTTCGCTGGGGGCTGGGTAACTTGTGAAGCACCCATAAGCTTCTTTATCTTGTTTAGCTCTATACGTTTCTTAGCTTCATTTAACAGTTGATTTTCCACAGCTTCCGCTGCTTCATTAATTTCAATCACTTCGCCTGTTTCTTCGTAATGATTGTTAATAGCACTAAATACCATTTCAATGCCGTCTTCACCTTCAACACTTAAAAGTTCAAAATCAGCGGCTTTTGCTCGTATCGTTTCACCAATTTCCCGTTTAAAACCACCTATAGTTTGTGTATCACGGTCGCTAGCCTCTTTTTGTTCTTTGTCAGAAAGCTGCTTTTTAATTTGGTCAAGTTCAGCACGATATTTATTATCCAATTCTTCTCGCAAGATTTGCATTTGGATTTCTGGAGTAAGTTGACCCTCGTTTAGGGCAATCTTAGTCAATGTCTCATAGTCCAAGCCAAGTTCTTTAAGAGTTTCAAAAGGTTTTTTTAGGGCCCGCAATTTTAGCGGCTCTTCCTCAACTTTTGGCTCTGGCTTAACTGCTGTACGCTCTTCAAGGTCCTTTAGACGCTTTTCAATTTGACGTTCCCGTTCTTTTACTGCCTTCTCTCTGCGAGAAAGTGCTGCAAATTTAGCGGCAAATCGTTTATCTTCTTCTGTTTGTGCAGTGGGGCTCGGTTGTTCCTGAGTACTCTCGGTTGTTCCCTCTTCAGGGGCCGCGTCCAGGGTTTGATTCGCGTCTGCGTTAGCCGTTTGCGTTTCAGTAGAAGTTTCAGATTCAATAGATGTAGGTGCAGTTTCTTCTGTAGACATTATAATCTCCTTATTTTACTTGTTGCCCTTGCGGGCGCTCTTTCGAGCAGTCAGACATGCCTTATTGCATGCCTTCCGGTGCTGTAACTGTGTTAGTCATATCTTCGGGCGCTGCGGCCTCTTCTGGAAGTATTGCCCCATTTTGTGCGGCCTGTTCCTGCGCTAATTGTTGCACGCTAGTCTCAACTTCCATCATCTGGCGAGTCGAGTCTACGGTTGCACGCTCAATTAGTGCGCGGGCGTCTTCAATCCAGCGGCGCAATAGTTCAAGTTTTTCTTCGGGAGCACCTTGAGAGCGGAATAGTAGGTAGGCCTTCTGAATTTTAATTATTCCATATTCCAAATTCTGATATGGTTCTGGAGTTAAGTACTCGCCGTCTTCAATAATCTTTTCAATTACCATATCAATATCTTCGCCTGGCGCAGTTTCATAGTTGTAATACGCTTGCAAGTCAGGAAAATCTAGTAATTTGATGGCGTCTTCGCGATTTACGAAGCCTGCTTGGATTAATTCTTGAACATCCTGCAGCCGAGCAGCCGGAGTGCTAGACAATGCGCTAGTTGGGAATACTGACATAACATATTTGTCTTCATCTAACTGCACATCTTTCCATTTGATAGTATCAAGGAACTTTTTGCCCTTAACACGTACCTTATACCCGCCATCTAACTCCTCATCTAGCTCTTTTGCGAGGTCAATCATGATTTTTGCGGCGTCCATATACACTTTTTCATAGCGCATAGCAACGTCCATGAAGCGTTCTGTCTCCAAATCGTTATATTCGCGCAGTGCTTTGCCTGAATTTAGGCCCGCAGGCTTAGAAGACGTGGCCGATAGCTGGGAAACGCCAGCAATTTCAAACGCACGTTGATATAAGCGGTCTAAGTGGGAGAATAATTCAGGCGGAATCGTGCCCAATTGGCCAGGAGTAGGTGCAGTTCCAGAATATTTTATAATACCGCCGATGCGATTGTCTAGATGGGCATCCACAATCTTGGAGCCAGCCTCTACTAGCAGCTTAGGAACACTGACAAGATGCATGGAAACCTGAATTGTGCGCAAGATTTTGTTAATTTCTAGTTGCAAACCACTCAATTGTTCTGTCAAAGATTGGCCGAAGAAGCCTAGGGGGCGCAAATTCCATCTAAAAAATACAAATGGGAAGTAGTTTTTGCAATATTCTTCTTCAAATAGAGTCTCGTTCTCAATACAGATTGTATGCTTACCATCTTTTGCTTCTGGCCCACTAGGCAAGTGCCAAGATTCGCACACCAAAATCATATCAGAGTCTGTGGGAACGCTCGAAGCAAGGTTAACTATAGCTTCACGGGCAATCATTTCGATTGAACCCTTCTTATCTGGAAACATTTCCGATAGTACATCTTTATGAATATACTTCTTTTGGTGCATTTGGCGGGGCTCGCCATACACTGCATCAGAGTCGTCTACAATAATTTCGTCTGTAAATGTAGGCTCAACACAAATTTCTCCGTGTTGCTTAAAGATTTTTAGAGGGCCAGTGCCGAATATGCAGCCCATTTTGAAGGCTTTTGCAGCTTTTGAATAAAAATCTGTAGATTGGAACTGTCCTTCAACAAATTGAGTTAATTTTTTTGCACGACTTTGCTGCGACCAGTCGCCACCATTAGTCATGAATGAGGGTTTTGGCTTATTTTTTGTAATTTTTGAATTAACCGTATCAATCATGCTTTGCACAATGTTTAGGGTGACTCGGTTCTGCGTCGAGTCGGGAGTCGGAGATTGAAAGGAACTGCGATAATAGCGCAGGCCAAGCGGCTCCATGTTACCGTACAGGCGCATATGCTTAAAATTATCGGCCTGTCTGTACGACTGAGCTTGGTCAAGACGTTTTAAATATTCAAATACAGTTTTATGCGCAGAATTAGGGGAAGCTTTCCACCAGTACCTATTGTTATCCATTTATCTACCTTGTGCTCCAATAGAGCAGTTCTTCCTCAGATGAGGGTTTTAAATCGGGTGAGGCGTCTAGCGCTGGTCTTGGATTACTTATGGGCTCTTCTACGAGAGCGTATGCACTTATGTCTACTTCAATATCGCCTATTTTAATCCGTGACAGCTTCTGAGATTTTGCCCATATAATGAGGGCCTTCAATTCTTCTACGGTTTTTATCATAAGTTTCGCTCCTATACTTTAGGTGGCCCTGTTAGGGCTAGTCATTATCCTGCCAGAGAGATTCCATATCGTCCTGGTCTGATTCCAAACCTGTGGCTGTTTTCTTGCGCTCAAACTCATCCATTAGTTTTTGTTCCATTAAATCCATATACTCGTCCGTGCCACGCGCAGGACTTGTTTGACGGGGTGACGCACCATAATGGCGGCACTGCTTCCATCCATATAATATGGCGTCCGAAATATCTGAGTGGAATCGGTCAGAGACCCGAGGTTTGTCACCGATGCGGACCTCCCATTCAAGTTTATAAGAATCATCCTCAAATTGGGAGCCGGGCAGGGCCTGGAAGCGCCCGTTTCGCAGGTCATCGTTAAGCAATTCGATGTACTCAAATTTGCGGGTCTTGTCAGCAGCCGTAATTGGTAGACTAAAGCGGGACTGCAACTCAGCCTGAATTTTTTTGCCCAAGGCGCCAGCATCCATGACCATACTTGTGGGATTATATTTATCACGCAAGCGCTCAATCTGGTGCACCAATTGCGTGATGTCTTGCTTACTCTTTACAAATTCTTCGACCAAGTATATGCGCGGGTCGTGCGGACGATATCCGAGCACCGCAATAGCATCTGCATCGTTAAATCCAATATCTATTCCGAATACGTAGTCCATTTTTTCTGTGGGCATTTCTAGTACAGTATTTATTTCTGGATTGAAATGATATACGAGGGAGTCCAAGTCCACGACCCAGAGGCCCAAGGCTTCTCGCATGTACTTTGGATTAGTCTCATCTATTCCTGCGCGTTTTCGCTCTTCCGCCAAAAGTTCTTCCGGAGATTTACCAGACTTTATTTTAATCCACGGATTATTTAGGATAGTCCACTTATGATTTGCCCAGGTCGGATTGTGGGAAGCTTTGAAAAACATTCCTGCGGGCACGGGACCAGGCGTTCCAATCATACAGACTGCTCCATTAACATCCATAGTGGCATACGCAAGCACGTCATCTATAAGAGTCTCTAATATGTAATCCCTAAATGATTGAGCTTCATCTACGTACACTTTTTTAAGCGAAATTCCTCGAAATTTTTCTACTTCATTCATGTCTTTTGCACCGCCGACGTAGATAGTCGAACCAGTTTCTAATTCAATTGTCAATTCTGTATTATCTATTTTATGTTTTATATTATATTTTTTTAATAACTCTTTTATAGCTGGCCATATGATTCTCTTTGCGCTTGTTCGCGTAAGAGTTATGTACGCGGTGTTGTGATAAGGTCCTTTTAGGGCGGTATGTAATAAATCGGCTGCGCAGGCCATTGTTTTGCCAGCACGACGGCTGCATACTGCCGTCTTAAATCTGGAAGGGTCTAGTACGAAATTTAGTTGCTCTTTAAAGCAGTAGTCCTCCAGAGTAAATGGCCTATAGGTTAGTCTTCTTTGAGCTTCTTCAAAAAGTTTACGTTTCATATTTATTAGACTTTGCAATATTTTCTAGTAATGGAATTACCTGTAAATTTTCAGGAACATGCAGACCACTTATAATATCTCCCTGCAAGGGTATTATATGGTCAACAGAATATTTTGTTCCAGTAGTTAGTGACAATTCATCGGCTAATTTATAAAATTGCTCAATTTTCTTGAAATCATACTTTGTTAACCACTTTGGAGTTCTATTGGCTTTACTAGCTCTGTACTTTGCTAAATTACTAGCTTTTCTTGCCCTGTTCTTATCTTTGTTTTTTTGGTGCCAAGTCTTTTTGTAGGCCTTTAGTTGTTGTTTCTTGGCCCTATAATAATCTTTATGATAAGAACTTATTTTTTCTTTATTTTTTGTTCTATAACTTTTCTGATAGTTTTTTAACTTTTTCAAGTGGCGCTGAGCATATTTATAATCATCACTGGCCTTGGCGCACTTTGGCGTACAGTAGAGTCTGCGAGTATTTACTAACTCGGAAAACTCTACCATACACCATTTGCACTGTTTAAGCACTTTATGCCTATACCACTGCACCTTATTCGCTCTTCTTAGACTTCTTGGGCTCATCTACGATTGGAGACATGCTTGCAATGTTATTAAATGTTACCACAATATTGTCGTGGCTATTAATTAATTGCACGCCAATTCCCTCAAGAACTGTCATGTCAATTTCTTCCTTGAGATTTGCATTGTCCACGTAGGTAATTAGTTTAGGCTTCGGACTATCTATTTTAAAATAGACTGCCTGGTATAAGCGTAGTGATTTGACTTTCATATATTATTCCTTTTGGTTAGATTGGTGAACGAAATAGGGGGCATGCGCTAAATTTTATTGTAGACACGCCAAAAAATGATTCTACAACAACATTTTCAGTCTGCTCGATTAGTGCACGCGAACATTTAATATCTACTTGAGCATCAGCAGCCTTGCTAGTAACGTTTTCAGTGCCGTATAGCCAGTACTCGTCTTTGGACTTCTGCTTATACTCTTCAAGGCTCATGCCCATGCGCGTAGAATTTTTGACTTCCATCGCACGCACGATAGCCTTCCAGAGACGTAACTGAGACTCGACTTCGCCGTCCTCAAACTGGCCCTCGAAGGAGCCACTGGCGCGGTGAAACATTAGGATGCCGTTTTCAGTAACGAGGCGGCGCCCGGGAAGTGCTTGCACAATACCTGCGGCCATACTGGCGGAGAATATTGTCACGGTTTCTAGGTCCCGGATAGTTTTTGCAAATTGAATAAAGGCATCGCCCGCATAAATGGAGCCGCCCGGAGAATCTAAGACTAGGTAAATTTTGTAGGGGGCGCGACCACGGCGAATATTCTGGTACGCTAGTTCGGCCATAGCTTTGGTAACTGATACGCCAGAAATCTCGCCGCGAATTGTGACTGTATTTGTAGTAGTTAATACTACATCCTCGGCGTATGTGGGCAGGCTAAATAGTAGGGCAATTGCTAGTATAATTTTATTCATTTGTAACCTTCTTTAATTCCTCTAATTCTTGTAGTAAGACTTTATTAATATTTTGTTGATTAATTGCTTCGCTCATTTGCTGAAATACTAAACTTATTAATTGATTTTTGCTCAATTGCTTAAGAGTCTTTTTCAAACGCGCACCCTGCTGCAGCAATTCTAATTCTTGCGCTTCCGAAAGCTCATTATTTGTCGTCTTCACCGTAGTACTCCTTTTTTGCTTCCTTAGTTAATTTTGTTGCTGATTCTGTTCTATAGTCTGGGATTAGGGCCAGATATGGTGAATGAATCATACGATATTTTTTAGACAATGTTGGTGCAGACTTTGTGTGGTGCGTGTACATGGATGCTTTTGTGGGGTCGTGCTCAAACGCATTCAGCAATTGGCGACCAATTCCTAGCATGCGGTAAATGTGCTTCACATACACGAAGTGGAGCACAAAAATTCCATCAATGTGTTCGCCAGTGATGAAGCCATACAACTCATTCGTATCATTGTCATTGCATGCAACAAAAGTTTGGCAACCTTTTAGCAGGCGCTCGACAACTTTGTGGTGCTCCGTATAAAATATGGTCGTAGGTATATTGCTACCGAAATGGGAGTCTCGATAAGACTTTAACCACGAACTAAAAATGAAGGATATATCTCCCTCAGTGGCCGGACGAATCCGTACCGGACCCAGACTTTTTGCTTCCATTTTTTTTATCCTCTTTCTCTACTTCTTCCTCAAACTCGTCGGCTAAAAAGCCGTCCTCATCTTCAATTCCTTCTATTAACTCAACATCTGCTTCCATTTCGTCATCGGAAACTTCAGTCCAGCGCGTATTAATTTCTATTTCAACGGCCAGGCCTTCAGCCTCGTCCATAAATTTTGGACCTTCAAAATGCTCGGCATAGTCATTCATGGGCACTCTCATTATAAGAGTACCCGTCTTGCCCTCAAGTATTGCCCGGCTAATTAGCAGGTCAAGGGCTGCGTGTGCATTAAGACTTGCCTTATAAGCAGCCACTTATTCCGCCGCTGGCGCTTGTGGAACTTGTTCAGCCACAGCCTTGGCAGCTTTTTCTTGTTCGGCTGCGGCAGCTTTTGCGGCCTTGGACTTGTTTACCAACTCATCTAAACTAGCAACTTCAGCACGCAAGTCTTGCATACGGGCTGTAATTTTTTCCAAATTAAATTGTAGATGGCCCATTTCTGAGCAAATTTCTTGGTAACGTTTATTAATTTTGTCCATATTATCTCTCCTGTTGTTGTTTTACAAATACATCATATTCTGGGTAGCGTGCAGCGACTATGCGCTCGGCTATTTGTTCTGCTACTTCTGAATCTATAGCACGTTGGACTATACACTCTCTATTGCTAACCTTGTAAAAGCACGTAAAATCATCAATGCCTACGCGCACGCAGAAATCGTGGGCGGACACGCGCTCCAGTATTGCAATCACGGTGGGCCGCATATTCATGGCGTCACCTTTTTATTTTTAAGGTCTTCCAACATTTTAATTAATTGTTCGTCTGAATAGTTGGCCAAGTCCTGGTCTTCTGCGCGCTCGCGGACTTCTTTGGACAGTTCTACTAGCGCTTTTAGGTAACCTTGTACAACCCGGGACTCGCCAAGTTCTAGGCGCGTATTGGGGCGGTCTATTTTTCTTTTGTACGCAGCAATTTCGGATGAAATAATAGCAAGAGAATCTTTGATTAGGGAGTCCACGGTAGGCTCAAGCATTACTTCGGCTTGGACCTGGCGGGCCTCTACCATTTTTTGCCCAGATGGGGGCACTATTAAGCGTCGTTTCGGTTCCTCAGACATTATTGCACCAGTCAAATAGTTTACTTATAATTTGCAATCTTGTATTTGTGTTAGTCCAGATATTAGTCCAGCACCTTGAGCACGCGGAACGTACATTCCACACTCGGCTGCACGCGCACCCAGACTGACTAAATTTTTGACACCGAGTTTTTGCTTTAGACTTTTAATATGAGCCTTGATGCAGGCCTGTGGGCGCAATTTGTAGGCCGCTGCTTCAGCAATTGATTTACCGTCCATGAGGAGGGCCAAAGTCTCCTCTTCGGTGCGAAGCACGCGAAGGTCACGGAGCCTTCCATTAATTGCAAGCAGGTCCGGATTAATTATTTTTCCCATTTTACAGTTCCGCCCAGTTCAGTAACTAAAATTTGGACTGCTTTGCGTGCCTCATCAAGCTCCAAGTAATCGCCGCCGAGACTAATTTGACTTCCCCATATACTAAGCTGGGGTTTGCTACCATCGGGCAAGAAGCGAGCAAGTTCCCATGGCACCTGCTGCTCATACCCTATTGCCTTAATTGCTTTATACTTCTCAAATACTGTTTTGGGCTGCTTTGTACTCATATTATAACTCCTGCTCTTCCATTAATTCACGCAACTTTTCTCGTACGCTATTTACGGAAATAATATTCATATCCTCATATTTTACTTTAGCGCGCAGCCAGTTGTCAAGGTCATCAAGCACAATTTTGTAACTGATTCCGCGTTGAGCAAGTTCAAATTCTTCTTTTTCCTCGGGCAGATTAAACTCAAGTACTGCTTTCGGCATTTTCGTCCTCCGTATGTTCTAGTATGCGCTCCTTTAATCGTATTTCAAGCAGGAATAGGCGGCGCCCAAGAATGAAGTACAGATTTATGTACTTGTCTTCCTGTAGTATGCGCAAGAATCCTGTACGAGTTCTATAACTATTACGTTTGGCAAGTGCAGGACCATTACCATTAAAGTATGACCAGCCAAGGCCTAGTTTGATGGGCCCATACTCATCACTATAGTCAGCCTTATTTGGGTAGTGGAAGGGTATTAGCTTCAAGTGTCGCTCCATTAATTGTAAACTTTACTTTACCTATTTGCTCTTGTAGATTAAGTATACTTTCTATTTGCTGAGATAGCAAGCGTTCGAGTTCCATGAGTCCGTATAGGTAGGCCTCGTCTAGGGAGGCGCCTTTAGCCATGGCCCAGTCAAATGCAACATTCATATGAATGACGGGACAAAGCTCATTATTGAGCAAGAGATTATGGTAACCATTTAGTAAGTATGCCGATAGTTTTGTATTCATTAGTCGAACTTTCCAATATAGTAGTAGAGCCCGGGCAGAGTCCAAGCAGATAATTTCTTTTTACCCACATGGACAACAACTTTAAGTCGTGATACGCGGGCGCCCTTTCGGCCTTCGGCCAAAATCAAATCATCTTGTTCGGGGCAGTAGTAGAGCAAGCCCTTCTTCGTATTGCACAGCGCACCATAATTCATAGTAGCTCCTTTATACACAGCATAAGTTTTACTTATACCTTCCATAAAAACTTTTAATTGCGGAGACCGTATTAGCGGGTAGTTCTAAGACTTTTGCTGCCTCTAGTGCCTGTGCCTCGCGGAGTTTGAACATGCCCTCGTCCCCGGGCTTGAATCTATATCCCTCATAAGTTCCTGAAATCTGCGCTAGTATAGTAGTATACTGCCCATATCGAGCACTCCAGAGGAGGACGCCAGGCCCACATTCGTCTATTTCTAGCCGAGAGGACCTAAAGATGTTTGATGGGAATACGATAGCCTGTGCCATACTTCTAGTGTAGCCCGACTTTGAACCCGTCGTCAAGTCTTTCGAGGGCCTGTCTATGAA